TGGCTGCACCAAGGAGATCATGATCACCAACCGGGCGCCATCCGGCGAGTGCATGATCGAGGCTGTGCCGATCGCCACGAAGGACTATTTCGCCATTGCCAACAACGACACCACCGGCGTGCTGACGTTGCTGCATGGCACAACCGCTGGCAATAGGGTCTCGCTGGTGGCGCCCAAGGTGGACATCAGCAACCCGACCTATGCTGACCAGGACGGCGTGCAAATGCTGAACCTGCCCTACGTGGCAATCCCGACCGGCGCCGGCAACGATGAAGTTGTCCTCACCTTCTCCTGATCCTGCATGGCATTTGTCCTGAAGAAGTCGGCCACCTATGAGTGGCCGGTGATACTGCGCCTGCCGATTGATGGCGGGCGCTACGAGAAGCAGACCTTTGACGCGCGGTTCAACCGACTGGCGCAGACGCGGATCAACGAGATCCAAGACCTGTTCAGGGCAAAGCAGCGCGGCGATGATGGCATTGAGCTGACCGATCAATCGGTAGCCGATGAGGTGCTGGCCGGCTGGAGCAATGTGCAGGATGAAGACGGCGAGGATGTGCCATTCACTGCTGCCAGCAAGGCCGAGCTGTTGAACATCCCTGCAGTGGCCAGCGCCATTGTGGTGGCGTACTTCGAGAGCGTCACCGGCAACAAAGCAAAAAACTAAAGGACGCCGCTCAGTATTGGGTCAAGGGCGGCGTGATCGACAAAACCGCAGATGATGCCGCGGTGCTTGGCGTGGTCGGTTTTGAACCCGGCCAGCCCGAGCACTTCGAGGTTGAACCTGATGCGTGGCCTGCGCTGATGATGTTCCTCGACTGCCAGACGCAATGGCGCACCGGTCCTGGCGGACTGATCGGGCTGGATTATGGCGCAGTGGCGTGGATGTTTAGACTGCGGTCAGTGGCGGATGAATCTGCGATGCTGAGCGATCTGCAGATCATCGAGGCTGAAATCCTGCGACTGGCTAGCCGTGAAGCTTGACGCGATCCTCAAGGTAAAGGCAGATGTTCAAGGCCAGGGCGAGATCGACGGCCTCAGCCGCAGCCTTGGCAATCTGAACAAGCAAGCCGGAGCAGTCGGCGGCGGCCTCGGGCGCATGGGGCAGGCCGCCAAAGGCGTCGGCGGATTGATGGGTGCGCTGCTGCCGGTTGGGGCTGTTGCTGGCCTGACCGCAATCGCTAAGGGTTCGATTGATGCGGCAGACAATTTAAATGACATGAGCCAGCGCACTGGCGTGGCCGTGGAATCGCTCAGCAGGTTTGGGCAGGCAGCGCAGGATAGCGGCAGCAGCATTGAAGGCGTCGCCAAGGGCATGGGGCAACTCGCCAAACGCATCACCGATCCAAGCTCTGCCGCCAGCAAGGCGCTTTCCGGCATCGGTGTTGCCACCAGAGATGCACAGGGCAAGGTTCGCAGCCTTGATGCTGTAATGCTTGAGATCTCCGATCGTTTCGCCAAGATGCCAGACGGCGCTGAGAAGTCTGCGTTAGCGATGCAGTTATTCGGCAAGTCTGGCGTTGAGCTGATTCCAATGTTGAATCAAGGCCGCGCCGCGCTTGAGCAATATCAAGCCACGATCTCTGGCGACATGGCGAAGTCAGCTGATGAGTTCAATGATTCATTGAATGCAATCGGCCGCAGCCTGAGCGGACCATTCAACGAAGCAGTCACAGCACTGCTGCCTGCAATTACAAGCATCGCGCAGGGGATCGTTGGCATCATCAAAGCATTCACTGCACTGCCGCAGCCGGTGCAGGCCACGCTGCTGGTGATTGGCGGATTGCTCACAGCGCTGGTTGCATTGGCGCCCGCGATCTCGGCCATCATCTCGATCGGCAGCGCGATTGCTGGCCTGTTCGCGGCAGGCGGCGCACTGGCCAGCGCAGGCAGCATCATCGCCGGCATTGCCACGGCGTTTATCGTGCTGATCACTGGCCCGGTTGGTATCGTGGCGCTGCTGGTTGCAGCTGGCGTTGCGATTTACGCATTCCGCGATCAGATCGGTGCGGCATTCAATGCTGTAGTGAACTTTATCGGCGGAGCCTTTAATAAGATCGGCGGTCTATTAAAGGCTGGCGCTCAGGCTTACATGGACTACTACGTGAAGCCCATCCTTGGATTCTTCAAGGGTCTTTACGATGGCGCAGTGGCGATCTTCAGCAAGATCGGCAGCGCGATCGGCAGCGCATTTCAAACGGTGGTCGCCACGATCAAAAATGCCTTCCGTGGCATGTTGCAGTATCTGGTGGACCGCGTGAATGTCGCGGCAGGACTGATCAATGTGCTGATCCGTGCTTTCAACAGGCTGCCAAATGTGCCTGACATTCCGGTGATACCAAGCCTCGCAGTGCCAGCCTTTGCGCAGGGCGGCGTGGTGGACCGGCCAACGCTGGCGATGGTGGGCGAAGGCGGTGAGCGCGAATACGTGGTGCCCGAATCCAAGATGGCAGCAGCCAGCAGCAACTACCTGGCAGGCGCTCGCGGCGGCGCAGTGCTGGCAGGTGCTGCATCAGGCGGCGGCACGCCCACGATCAATATCACCACCGGCCCGGTGATGGAGTTCGACGGCAAGCGGTACGTCTCAGTGGCCGACATGGAACGCGCCATGCGGTTGACTGCTGAAGGCGTGATCGGCCGGCTGCGTACACCATCAGCACGCATCGCGCTAGGTATTGCCTGATGAGAGCGCAAAGCCAATACCTGCGAATCTATGACGCGGCAGGCGTTACCTACGAGCGGTGGCAGAGCTATTACGCCAACTCCGTTGTCACGTGGTCAGGCGCCAGCTGGGGCTATGTGCCGTTCATCGCTGATGGCATCACCGCCGGCAGCAGCGGCACCGAGCAGGCGGTATCGGTCACAGCTCCAGCCACAGGGCTGGTAGTGGATGTCTTCCTGGCTGCCATCCGCGATGGCCGACTGGTGGATCTCAACATCTACCAGTTCGATTCCAGCGGCGGCAACAACACGCCGCAAGCTGAGCAGGAACTGGTGGCCGCATACACCGGGCAGGTGGTTGGCGGCAATGGCGGATTGACTAGCCTGACCATACAACTCGGCTCGGCATTGTCCCCAGTCGGCGCACAAGTACCGCCACGGAAGCTGACGGCAGCCATCATGGGGCAGGGCGTCAGACAATGAGTTTCCTCTCCACTAGCGATCCACTGGCGCTGCTGGCCATCCAAGCCGGGCAGATCAATGCGCCCGTTGAAGCCGCAGCGGCCAAGGGCACAACCGAGCTGGATAGTCCGCAGCGATTCGCGCAGATTGGCGAGCCGGTGCCGATCGTGTTCGCCCGATTCCGCAACAGCAAAGGTGGCATCCTCATTAGCCCCGGCGCCACCGAGGCACGCTTCGAGAATGACGCCAGCAACAACGTCACCGCGTACTACATGCTGGTCCTAAGTGAGGGCCAACTCGAAAGCATCCCGGTGAAGGATGTGTTCCAGCGTGCCTGCCGCGTTGGCGCTCACACGCAGACCTACAACCGCAGGGCCGGCACCTGGACGCCCGGCAACTACCTCGTGCAGCGTGCCGGTAAGGATCTGCCCGAGGCGCCGTTCTTCTGCGGCACCGTCGGCAGCTACCCGGGCATCAGCACGCTCAGCTTCAACGTCACCATCCCGGACGGCTTTGACCAGTACAACCGCCAGGTTCATCTGTTCATCCGTGGTGGCATGGACGTCACCCGGATCTACGACAGCGTGACCGGCCCCAGCGATAACTTCGCGGACCTAGTGAAGTGGCTGCTGGTCAATACCAGCAGGGTGCCGGCGGCGATGATCGACGATGCCGCACTGCTGGCAGCAGCCACGTTCCTTGAGGTAAACGGCTTCACCTGCAACCTTGAGATCCGCGAAAGCACCAACTACTCCGATCTCGTCGCCAAGCTGGCGCCCTACTTCCTGCTGGCCGAGAGCAACGCAGGCGGCAAACGCGGCCTGAGACCGCTGCTGCCGGTGACTGCTGGCGCCGCCATCAAGACCACAGCAATCACGGCGGAATACACCTTCACCGAAGACACGGTCCTGCCCGGCACGCTGGAGATCAATTACCTGTCACTGGCGGACCGACAGCCATTCGTGGCGCAGATGATCTGGCGTCAGCAGCTGGAGAGCGACATCGGCATCATCCGCACCGCCGAGGTGCGTTACAGCGGCACCGCCGAGACCGGGCCGTATGAGTCGCATGATCTCTCGACGTTCTGCACCAGCGAGGATCACGCCGTCAAGGTTGGCGCCTACATCCTGGCCAAGCGGCTATACACCACGCACACCATCCGCTTTGCAGCACGGCCGCAGGAGCACAACACGCTCATCAGCGCTGGCGACATCATCCGCGTGCGACTGGAGCGCGACAACACCACCTACGCCAACTCGGTGCATGACTACCTCTACCAGGTGGAGCGCATCACCAAGACGCTGGCTGGTGATGTGAGCTATGAGGCCACACACTTCCCGATCGACGACCAAGGGCGCAGCCTGATTGCGTTGGATGTGGCTGCTGCTGTCGGCACCGGCATCATCCTGCCAAGTGGCCGCACCGGCGTGAGCTGTGATGTGAACTCCAGCAGCGACAACACCATCCCCGCTGAGACGTTTACGGACGCGGATGGTGCTGACCCGCTGGAGCTATCACCAAGCGGTGGCGGGCTGGGCTTCAACGATTCAGCGCCGACTGGCGACACCGGCAACACTGACGATGGGTTGGATTACGAAACCGGGATCTACTTCCACAGCCACAACTGGGCCGACAACGTGCTGACGGTGCGGATGCGCCTGGCACCGACCGGCAGGGCGCCGCGGACGGATCTGGGATCGCTGTTCGCCTCGATCACCAGCACCTCCGTGGTGGCCGTGCTGCCGAACGGGCAGCTGGCCAACCCGCAGCCGGGCAGCCTGCCCACGGTGTCGTTCTCGGGGCTGATCGCTGAGC